TTGGACATATAGGTAATTCTCTAATCAATTCACAAAAATCGTGGATTGAATTTATAAAATTACCTCCAAAAGAATGGACGTTTCCAACTAGATCATGGATAAGATCTAATTTCTTCGTCTCAGATAACATACAGTATACTATATCTGTATGAGCTAAGACATGAATCGTCTCGCTATCTAGTGTATTTAGAAGATGTCTGCGTTTCGAGGCAGGGACTCTGTAGTGTTTAAGATATTTCTTTAGGATGTACTTCACCAATGAAGTATCTCCTTGAAAGAAACTATTCTTATTCACATTCTCTTCGTCGATTATCGATTTGAAAATCGAGCGTAAGTGAGCTAGAGTTACCCCTGTCCCTTTAAGAGCTTCTTTATTAGCAACAAAGGAGCTTTGGGCGGGTTCCCTCTGGTTCCTGTTGTCCGATCCAACTGATAATTCAGTAAGGACTCCGGCGATTAGGATTGATTCTTTCTTTATAGAATCGGGGATATTCGAAACGATTGATTCCAGATCAGTTCCTCTATCGATATATGATGCTATAATCAAACCATCTCTAATTATTTTAGATTTGATTTGACTAAACAACCTATACGGTAAAGGAGATATTTCTCCTTCATGCGTGAATAAGCGTTTAGCGAATTCACCGCAGAAAGGAGAATTCTTTTCTGGTATGTAGGATTTCTTCAAAGAAATCTCTACACCGACTTCTTTAATAAACTTTTGGTACGTATTAGCTACTTTCTCATTGAAGATGATTGTATCGTCTCCAAGAACAAAGTAGGTAGTACCTTGAGCGACACCATTAACGTATTCACAATATCTTAGAATACAATGATGTGTAACGGTGAAGATAGCCCATGAGGAATTTAATCCCATAGGTTGTCCTGCACCATATTTTACACTCTTTGTTTCTTTTTGTATTGTGACTTTAAAACTTCTTTCTTTCACTAATACATTTAGTAAATGGTGACTTACTTCTTCACCGAAGATGTAATCACTAACTATTTGTATAATATGCACTGGCATTCTGTCAGTTGCAGATGAAAGATCGAATGATCAACTTTTATTACCATTTTCAATTAAGGACCGTATTTCTCTACAAGCCTTTGACTGATTATATGTGCAATCTCTTTCTAGTTTTGAAAGCAGATTGAACAGATATTTAGCAAATGGCTTTAGAGCCCTTTGTGAAAAGAAATCTCCTATAGCTACTATTCTGGTTTTACCACTATAGTCAGCTATTGGTGATAATCTTGATGTATAAAGTTTCTTTAACTTTGTCATCTTCTTAATCTGAGTAATTCATTCCTTATTATTCTCTCTTATTCTTGATAAACTTATTGGATAGTTATCATTACTACCCACTAAATTTTCCAAGAATAGGATCGAGTTTAACAATTCTTTATTTTCATCTTTTTCCAAAGCAATTTGGTCAAAGGGAATAGAAAGAATTGAAGGACTGAAATTAACTCCTCTCTTCATTGAGAACACTGGCTCTAAACTCTCTATTTCCTTAGAAATATTTCTAATTCTAGGAAACTCTAATTTATACAAAATCGATTTAAATCTTTCAGGAATAAGCCATTGGTTATTAAGTTTAGCCGATGGCTCTTGTATTCCAGTGAGAT